AAGTGCCTGGACAACAATATTGCCGCCTTCACCGGCGCCCTCGCCTACATATTTCCACAATGGAGGACTTGCAGGCTTAGGAACGTTGTTGACATCAAAGGTGAACGATGTAGTAGTTTCTACAGTATCCTTTGCCGCCTTCATGTAAATGTTTTGGCCGGCTTCGATATTAATGTTTCTGTCGGCACGGATATTAAAATCACGTTGAGCTCTTAGCGAAATGTTAGACGCACCGAAAACATCGATGTTACCCTTCTGATCAATTTGAATCCAGCCGGTACCATCACGGTTGATTACATAAACAAAGCCGTTCGATTCATCGAGTTTAATTTGCGCACCGGATTTCGTTGCAAGCTGAACATATTCACTGTTTGTATCGTCGTCCATAATAAACGACGAACCGCCCTTTCTGTGAATTTGATCGTCGGCGCCCTTTGTATTGATTGCGGGTCCCGGTGTAAGAATACCAAACACTCTGCTCGGCGATTCTCTACGTGCGCTAGAATCAGTTACTCCGCGGTTAGGATCTACGATTAAACCCTGGTTTCCCAGTCCCTTAAACTTTGTTGCCTCAAACGGGTGTAATGCCTGGTCCGGGATGGTAACATTCAAGTCATTTTTGTTATATTCCGCAATGGGAACATCTTTACCGTTGTATTGGTAGTTGCTCTTGCTTGCTGCCATTCCAGGAACCATGTTATTCATGAACTGGTTATACAGGCAGCCAATCCATACGCCCTTTGCAGGGTCGCCGTTAATGAACATTACCAATACTTGATTGTTGACATCGGGCGGTACCATCCACATACCATAAGATGTCTGTGTTCCCTCGAAAGTCTTGATATCGTTAGGATTGTTGGCAAAGGTGTTTGTAGCGCCAGCGAAAGGCGAACAGTAGTTTACAATAATCCATCCGTTCTCTTCGTCAGGGGCTGAACCAAATTCCGGGATCCATACACGCAAGCGACCCATTTTCTGTACATCTGCTGCATCCTTAATGAATCCCATGAAAACACCGTAAAGGGCAGGTGATCTGCCCAGAGGTTGGAATTGATCCTGCGATGTAGGACTTACAGTTCTTGCATGAGTATTTAGGTATGACATTTTATCCAGTTATCTTTGGTAGCTTTGTAATTACAGTCGTTGCCTATGCAACTAGGTCATTATTTGGCAATGGTGGTATATTCGATTTAATAAGTGCGCCGACTTGGCCGGCTGTATTAGCGCCCAACTCTTTAACTTGACCGGCTGTATTTCTTGCAGTATTTACGACGCCGTTGAGCTTGTCTTCTAGGCCGCCCATAATCTTTTGAGTCTTAATAGTAGTAGGCGGAACAACTTTTGCGCCTGTAGCAATAAGATCGGAAGTAGTTGTAGGCTTATCGAGTGTTTGAGCGTTTGCTTCAACTTGTGCAATAAAGTCTGCTGTGTTGATAACCGGGTCAAGCAAGCACGTTAGTTCTTGCGAAAATTTACCCATTTCAAATTTACTGATAATTGTCAATACTCTGTAAACACCGCTGAATGCTTCTACTTCAGTATATGGGTCTGGATTGTCTGGATTGGTTGTCTCGTTATAAATTCTGGGTGTTCTGAAACGAACAATCAAGAAGTTATCTGTACCAAACAAATTAACGGATTGTGTACTCTTATGGATTTCTTTGATTTTGTACATTATTTCATTTGTATCTTTTAGATCCATCATGAATATGTACTTCGAGTCACCCGCAATTGGTTGAGGGAATAGCCAATATGGATCTCCCTTAACTGTCAATTTAATGTGCAACAAACTTGCATCCAACGTAGAATACAATGCGGTAGAAAACAAACTTGCTAGCTTGTTTTTGCCAGATGTACTATTTGATTCTACGCCTGCGCCGACAGCACCTTCTTGCGGAGCTTCTCTGAACGGAATAGGTCTTAGCTTACCCTTGCTTGTTGTTAAGAAATCCTGATATGCTTGTTTGGCGGCGGCGGAATTAATATTAATGTCTGAAATAAATTTTAGATTACTGTTAGGTGCAGGAGTTGCCAGACCCGTTGCATTTGTTCTAGCAGCTTCGTATCTAGCATCAGAAAATCTTTCTGTTGGCAACACAGCGCCGTTAGCTTGGATACCACCGGTTATTCTTGCCTGGTTAACATATTGTAATCTGTTTTCGGGCTTAGACTGTTCGAGCAAAGTGGTGTATCTGTCTTTCGTTGTCTGATCCAATGTCGAGTTTGCAACGGATTTCTTTGCATCATCGATATCTTTCTGGCTAACTGTTTTGCCGCCGGCAGTTGCGTCGTTCTGCATGGTAATGATTTTACGAACTTGGGAAGTAACTTCGAGTTCTTCTTCGGCTCTGTGCTGAATTACTGGGCCGATATCCTTACTTGCAGAATCATAATATGCTCCGCCGAAACGTGCAATAGCCGCAGCAAAAGAAAAGTTCATATTCAGGTCGAATGTAATTACCTGGTCATTCAAACCAGTGAACATGTAATTGTACTTTTTCTTCAGAATCTTCTTGTTGATGTATTCTTTCAGACGACGTCTGCTTGCTTCTTCGCTGTCAGGTGTACCACCTGTGGTGGTTGGGCTAGCAGGGTTTACACCGAGTTCATATTCGAATACAAAGATGGCAATTTCTACAGCGTTGTCTTGCCTGCGTTTATCAAATGCAATAGGACGAGTTTCTGTTGTTACGCGCCAGAACTTCTTCATCTGGTCGATATTTTGATTAATTGTACCCGGAGCACTACCGGCGCCTTGTGTCGCACCTGGCATTAGACGCTGATATTCTTCAGTGTTTGCTAAAAGCGAGTCGATGATTTTATCAACACCTGTTCCAGAGTTAAAAGTAGCAGTCTTATCTTTCAGAATCTTAAAGTCGCCACTACGGTATGAGTTTTTATTATCGTCGTTTGGCTTAATCTTGTATCCCGCAATCTTTGGGTCAACAATAATTCTGTATGAATCGGGAATACTATAATTGTCCATTAGCTTCAAGAACTGATCTTGATTTAGCTTATTTTCTAAGTCTGTCATTGCAGACTGGAAAGTATCTACACCAGTAAGGACAATATTGTGTTGAACTGCAAAATAGGAGTTACCTTGTGCCAGTTCGTTATAAACGATGGCATCGAATTCATAGCGAGTTCCTACAGTTGTAACATTAGCTTTCGCATTTGTTAATTTGATAGGCCAGACCCAAACAAGACTGCTAATTTCGCCAGGTTGACCGTCACTGCCCGAATTAGATGTATCAGGGTCTCTGCCCTTAAACGAAAGTTGCAAATAGCAAGGCATTACTAACCAGTTGCCAATGCCGAGTGCAACGGATTGATAGAACATTTTATCAAGTAGACCGGCACCCGATGGTTCGACAATTTCAAACTTCATCGTTGTCTGTGTTCCTGTACCCGATTCTACAGACGGTACAGCAACAGCATTCATTTCTACTTTGTCAATTGTCAGGTCGGATACACCACTCTCTGCAATGATAGTTTGATTATCTGGATTCAGAATATCACCGGACCTGGACACCTCAGTAGATGTCATGAAAAGTTTGAAGTGATATGTGACAGAGTCGTAATTGTCTAAGATGTTTGGTTGAAAATCTAACTTAAATTCCTCACTGCTGCCGTTGTCGGTGTGTGGGTAGGCGTTTGCGTCTACTAAAGGTGGGTTTATGAATCCGCGGCCTGCACCAGCACCTACCGCGCTTTGCTGCATAGGAACTTTAAGTTTATCTGAGGAGGATTGAGCTTGTGCTTTTGCTTTTGCAGCCGCATCGGCGCCGAACGCAGCAGGATCCCATGAACCAGTTGCGCCACCGGTGTTTATTTGTGGCAAGCCCCAGCTGCTGCCGGCACCGCCGGCGCCGAAATCGCCACCACCGCCCGACACAAAGGGAATATTCCCAGTAAGAAAAGATTTATCAGTCATTGTTGTTTGAGAGGGTTAGGAGGAATAAAAATCTCTAAACCTGATACAAAGTCATTAATTGGGTCGATGATTAGATCAGGATTTCTAACTGCAAATACCCACCACAAAGCAGGTGTGCCATATTCTTGCTGACTCAGAAGGTCGGGACGCTGATCGAATTCCGGTGGAATAACAAAAAGGTTATCGTAATCACTTGTAGAAACTTTACGAGGAACCCAAAGGTCAAGGTACCAGTTCTTGACAGGTGTTTGCAAATACTGACTGGTTTCTTTTGAATTTTGAGCCATCAGATGTATCCCTTATTAATGAGACGACCTGCTCTGAATTCGTCAAGGTTAAATTCGTTTCTAATTGTAATTGGAGTGTATTGAGTATCTAGGTCTACTGTCACATTTAAGTGCGTAGGCACATAAGAATAACCATTGCTCGAACCGGGCGGCAAACTTACACCAAAGCTCGGTCTAGAAAAGAACGTACCTTTACCAGTGTAAACTGGAATATAATCGACGTTAGCTTCGAGCGTCATGTCAAAGGATTTTACAACTACCGGCACATTGTTGAACATGTAATCGCCTAAGTAGTTAAACAGCAGAACGGGCGGTGGTGTACCAGCTTTCTTATAAGGGTTTATACCGAAATACATTTTCGTGACGGAGCGGAAGAAGTGTATTACCGACAATAAATATAGTGCCTCGTCGTTTGTCTGCGCCGTAAATTCCGCATTTATCGAAATTGGCTTAGGGTATGATCTGACATAAGCATTGTATCCAAAGTCCGAATGAATAAAGCTCGTCGGATCGTACTCAGCAGCATTACCTGTAGAAACGGATGGAGTATAAGGGAACAAAACACCATTAGTCGAATACAACGGACGCAATAAATTGTTCACATCGAGTCGATTACCCAAGATATCCTCTGCGGAATTTATGTTCTTGGGTTGCAATCTTGCTCTGAAATCCTGTTGTGGCATCGTAGATGTCTCCTATATTGCTTATTTATCTAGGAAATTAACAACTGCTTTTATCAAGAACTTCTTGACTTTCTGGACCAGTTCAGCTATACTACGACGAAGATAACCTTTTCATTGGAGAAAAACTTAATGAATATGATACTAGAAGACGACGACAACGAAGCTCCGGTAACAATTCCTATCGTGCCAGTCAAGAAAGTCAACTACCTTAACAACAAGGACATGTTGAAAGAAATTCACCGTAGCAAGAGTTCGTTCTGCGAATTCACAGACAGGTTGAAGCATGCAGATTACGACGTCATTGTCGAAGACCTTCAGGACATCTTTAAGCCAGAAGTTCAAGAACAGGCAAAGATTGCAAGAGCGGCAAGAATTGCAGCTACAGCATACGAACATGCATTGGCAACAACAGTCATTACAAGCAAGGCAGACAAGCCAAGACTAGCAGAATTTAAGGTCAAGCCTGACACAATTTCTGTAGACGATCTTGTGTTCCGTGTAATCACATACGATCACATTCCACTTGCTCCGGGACGCAAGAAGAATCCCAAGAACACTGCGGACTCTTATGTCAAACTAAACTTCCATCCCTTCAAGCATTACATCATTGAAAATGGTTCTGCTAAAGAAGTGGGTCGTTCACATTCCAAGAATGGTAAGTTTAGTCTTACCCATGGAACAATTACCAATAAGCTTGCCCGTATGTTCATCCTGATGGTGAACAAATATGGTCAACGCAGCAACTGGCGCGGTTATACATATTTGGATGAAATGAAAGGCCAGGCACTGTTGCAACTTGCACAGATGGGTTTGCAATTCGACGAATACAAATCCGACAATCCTTTCTCATATTACACCGCGAGCGTTTCAAATAGCTTTACCCGTGTTCTTAACTTAGAAAAGAAGAATCAAGTTCTTCGCGATGACTTGTTGATCGATAGCGGAGCAAGCCCAAGCTTCTCACGCCAACTTGCGATTGAAGAAGAAATTCGCCACCTAAGAGAAGATGCACAGGAATCAGCTAAAGATGACCACTAATAAACAATTACCGGTTCATATACCCGTTATATTGTTTAATACAGTAAATGAATGTATTAACTATTCGAAGCTAAATTCCGGCCCTTTTATTTTACTTATTCCTACAAAATATAGAATAGAAGGGAGAATTAACTATTCAATAAATTCTCATGATATGTCTACTCATATGCTTTATGTACTTCAATACGCTATCTAAAAATTCAGTGACTTATAATTTAGTTGATGGTGAAAATAATATATTGCATTTTTATTTTGACGCAGATTCGAGCATAGATATCATTATGACTGCTGCTTTGGTTGGATTTTATAAATTGCCGTGATCCAAAACGATAAATAAGCACATACATTTCGGATCACGGCATGTTTATCTATAAAATCACAAATAATGAAAACAACCTCTGTTATATCGGCTTAGACACACATGCCGAGTATAGGCAAAAAAGATGGAAAGACCATAAGAGAGATTGTGGTAAAATTGACTCAAAATTCTATAAGGCACTTCGGGGAAATATAGATAAATTTTCTTATGAGGTAATATACAGGACCACAGATATTGGAGATCTTCTAATAAAAGAGATAGAATATATTGCCGAATTTGATTCTTACAAAAATGGATATAATTCTTCGCCGGGTGGAGATGCATTTTATCATCGAGATCTAAAAAACATAACACCCGAATTATATAATAAAATAATATCTATAAGAAGAGAATGGGCAATAGAATTAAACAAGAAAAAATGGGAATATACACTGCCTGAAGAAAGAAAGGTATTGTGTAAGCACTTGCACACCCCGGAAATAAATGAGGCTCGAGCTGGCACACTGCGGCAATATTATCAATCCAACCCAGATATTAAAAAAACCAAAGGTCAGACAATTAAAGAATGGCAAAAAAATAATAAAGAGTTGGTTAAAGAAACAAATAAGAAAAATGGCCTAAAGGGTGCCAAAAAGGTATCTAAGAAGGTTAAAATAGAATTCCAAGATGGGAGTATTAAAATCTATAATAGTAAATCAGAATTTAATAGAGAGCATGGTGAAATTATAAATAACATACTTAGAAAAACAAAGTATAATAGCTCTCATCGCGGATTTAAGGGATGGGAAATATGACTACTCAATTATTTGAAAAATGCATTGCGTTTTCGGATATCCACTTCGGACTCAGACACAACTCCAAGCAGCATAACCAAGACTGCTTGGATTTTGTTGAATGGCTCATTGCAGAAGCCCAATTAAGAGAATGCGAAACTTGCATTTTTATGGGCGACTGGCATCACCACCGTTCTAACATTAATATCCTGACACTGGACTACACGATGCAGGCTTTGAGAAAGCTAAACAATGCTTTCAAGAAAGTCTACATTATGGTCGGCAATCACGATTTGTTTTATCGTGAAAAACGAGATATTCACTCGATGGTTGTTGGACAGGAATTTTCCAATATTGTATTGATTGATGCTCCGTGCATCATCGGCGATGTTTCGCTTGTTCCGTGGCTAGTCGAAGAGGAGTGGAAGGGTGTTGCTAACGCAAAAACAAAATACACATTCGGACACTTAGAACTTCCTGGTTTCAAGATGAACGCTATGGTAGAGATGCCGGATCACGGCGCTCTTAATCCCGATCACTTTCAACATCAGGATCATGTCTTTTCTGGACACTTTCACAAGCGTCAACAAAAGGGCAAAGTAAGTTACATCGGAAATCCGTTCGGACACAATTATGCTGACGTATGGGACTTCGAACGCGGTGCAATGTTTTTAGAATGGGACAAGGAACCAGAATATATTGACTACGAATACGGTCCACGTTTCATCAGCATTAACCTGTCTGCGTTACTTGCTAATCCGGAAATCTATCTAAAATCGAAAACCTATTTGCAAGTTATTCTTGACATCGATATTACTTACGAAGAAGCAACATTCTTACGTGAGACTTTCATTTCTCAATATGAGGTAAGAGAGTTCAAACTAATTCGTAATCAGGAAGACGAGCTTGCAAAAGACTATTCCGGTGAAATAACATTTAAGACAGTCGATCAGATCGTCATAGAACAATTAACTAATATCGAGAGCGATACGTTCGATAACAAAAAGCTTATCGAAATTTACAACGGACTGTAATACATGCTTCAATTAAAAGGTTTGACCATCAAGAATTTTATGAGCATTGGTAATGTTACCCAATCCATAAATTTCATCAAGGACGATTTAGTTCTTGTGCTGGGCGAAAATCTAGACCTTGGCGGTAACGATAACAGAAACGGTGTTGGTAAATCCACCATCGTTAATGCACTGAGCTATGCACTGTATGGCTCGGCGTTAACCAACATCAAAAAAGATAACCTGATTAACAAAACTAACATGAAACACATGTTGGTTACGTTGTCATTCGATATCAACGGTGTTGCGTATACCATCGAGCGAGGAAGAAAGCCCAATATCTTTAAGTTCATCAAAGACGGCGTCGAAAAGGAAGATCCTCAAGACGGCAAAGATGAGAAAGATAGCAATGAATCACAGGGCGAAAATCGCCATACCCAAGAAGAAATCGAGAGAACAATTGGTATCTCTCACGATATGTTCAAGCATGTTCTTGCATTGAATACGTATGTCGAACCATTTCTTGCACTACGAACAAATGAACAACGTGTCATTATCGAACAATTGTTGGGTATCACACTTCTTTCAGAAAAAGCTGATAAGCTATCTAAGATAGCAAAGACGGTAAGAGATGAAATTAAAGAAGAAGAATTCCGCATTACGGCGGCGACATCGGCTAACAAGCGTATTGAAACGAACATTGCGGGGCTTGAGGTTAAGTCATCTACATGGGAGCGCGATAAGACATCGCGGATTGCAAAGCTCCAGACGTCGATAATGGAACTGATGGCAGTTAATGTAGATGAAGAAATTGCACTTCACAAGTCCAAGAAAGAAGTCGAGGATCTAACTGCCGAATATCGTTCATTGACTAAAGAACTTGCTGGGCTCGAAAAAGATGTCAGGGAAGCAAACAATTCCCTTACTCGACTTACAGGTGTTCTTGCGTTGTCGCATGAAAAGATTTGTCCAAAGTGTAATCAGGAAATGGACAAGGATACTCATAAAAAAGTTCACAACGAGTATTTGGTTCAACAAGAAGAGACAAAGAAGAAACTAACCGATAAGACAGCAAAGCGCGACGAGGTAAAAACTCTTGCTGAAGCTGTATCGTCTATGATTCCTGCTTTGCCAGAAACTTATTACTCGACTATCGACGAAGCATACAACCATAAGACACGTATTGAAACTCTGGGCAACAGTTTAGAGAAAGAATTGGAGAGTGTCAACCCATTTGTAGATCAAATCGAAAGTCTAAAGAAAGACGGCTTGCAAGAAATTGACTTCACCAAGTTAAACGAACTTGTAAGTTTGCGAGATCACCAAGAATTCTTGTTGAAATTGTTGACAAGCAAGGATAGCTTTATCCGTAAGAAGATTATCGACCAGAACTTGTCGTATCTAAATCACCGCCTAGCATATTATTTGTTAGAAATTGGTTTACCACATGCTGTGAAATTTAAGTCAGATTTGGAAGTAGAAATCACAATGTACGGTAAGGAGTTCGACTTTGACAATTTAAGTCGAGGCGAACGTACCCGGCTGATTCTTTCATTGTCATGGGCATTCCGTGATGTCTTTGAATCAATGAATGATAAGATAAATTTATTGTTTATTGATGAGTTGGTCGATAATGGAATCGATTCGGCTGGAACCGAGGCAGTGTTAAAGATACTCAAAAATATGGTTCAAAATGGTAATAGAAATATATTTTTGATTTCACACCGCGACGAATTTGCCGGTCGGGTAAATAATGTTCTCAAAGTTATAAAAGAAGGTGGATTTACAACCATCGAGGCATCGGAGGAATCTACAATATGACAGAAGAAGAGGCAGTAGCATATACAATTAACTTATTGAAAAAGCATAAGCACCAATCAAGGGAATTGACTCCGGCGGATTATGCTGAGATTAAGAAATGGATGAGATTGGCTATCTTATTTGATGGGACAAAAGTTCATTACTATATTCCAAAGTACAGAATATTTTTTAATAATTTTAGTTGCATAATCGACACAATGGATTTTGATTTTTTAATGAAATTACGCACAGAAGTGTTAGAAGAATTAATGGTTGAACCGTTAAATGATAAAGACCTTGAGTTTGTTGCCAAGGGTGTAATTCAGACTATATCTAATAAGAAAAATGAAAAGAAAAAAATTTAGACACATTCATCGATATGCATATGTATTGACAGATATCGGTAATACGCCCTGGGTAAATAAGGAAGTGTATGAGAAATTGAACATGCATAATAAACTGGTTGTTCAGCGACAGGGATATATTATCCCTGCCCAAAAAGAAAAATCTCCTCAACAAATCCTTGCCTTATTAAGGGCAGGTAAGGGAATACCTGGTGGGAGCAGAACTAAAAGCGGACCCGGGAAAATTATAAAAAGAAATCCCGATAAAGGAATAACATCTATTAGTCAAGTTCCCGAAATGTGTCTTAAAAGAATTCCGTTCTGGAAAAAAATAGATTTACACTTATCACCGTGCCAGCGTTTGTAGTTAGATGGATCAACTAACTTATTACAATAAGGGCATTGTAGTTTTGGTTGGGATTTTCTTACCTCGGATAATCTCTGTTTAGTTTCATCTGAATGAGTTTTACCATAGAAGTTATTATTCTCACCGGCACCAATTCCTTTATTACCTTCGGAGATTTTCCTTCGCGCCTCTTCTGTATGTGTTCGACCAAACATATGGTTGTTTGGCCCGGAGTGGGCTGCGGACATTTTTAATTTAGTCTCGTCGGATGCTTTTCTGCCTTTGGCCATTTTAGATATCTTTTCTTTTGTTTGATTGTTGTGAAGTTTTCCAAACATTGGATTACCCTCACCTGTTAGATTTTCTGAATGTTGTTTTCTAATCTGTTCATAATGCCTCGATGATACATACACATCTGCTTTGCGACCGTTGTTGCTATAGGTAAGTCTGTGTATAGCATAGAACATCTTTTGTTTAAACTTACCCTGAAACATTTTGGTTAGCAGGAGATGGCATACAAAATGTTCTCGAGCAGTTAGTTGAGCTAAATTTTCTGGATCGTTAATGTTTTCTATGTTTAATATTTTAGCGAATGATTTTGGAACTATGTGATGCTTTTCGGTGTAAGTGGATTGAGTTTTAGTGTTAGAAATGATGTGTATATACCATTTTGTATATTTGTTCGGTAAGGAGATATTCTGAATGATAGATAAGAAATTATTCATAATTGTATTTATATTGATTGCGGTCTTGATAAATACTTTGTTGGCCAAGTGGTGTTCTTGCTTTCCTACGAAGTTCGATGCTATATTCGATACTTTATAGGAGTTCATATGATACTATCTGCAGATTTGCAAAAGCTGGCATTAGCAATCAAGACTACATTACCGGAGGTAGTTAAAGAATGGAACAAAAATAAGTTGTCTCAATTTGAGACATTATACGAACAGCCATTTGAAGAATATTTCAAAGGCAGGCAAACTCAAGAAAAAACCAAAGTGGTAGCACCTATAATAGATTCTATTTTTGCAAGAATGATGAAAAATATTCTTCCAGAATTCGAAATTGATGAGGGTAAGGGGCGAGATTATATTTACATAACTACTCCACTGGAGTCAAAGATTACGTTTGGTGCCGGCGACGGCTGGGTAGGTAATGGATATACAAAAACACCCTGGCATATATTGATGAGATTTAACCTAAAAGACAACGGTAAAATAGAAAATCAATTTGCTATGATAGCAAATCTTGACGAATGCGATAGTAAATGGTCCGATCCAGGCACCTCGAGTAATTTTAGTGGATTGAAATTCTTACGAGAAGATAAGGATAGATTACACATTATGGTGGGTAAGATTACAGATAAAACAAAAACAGGTAAGGATGCAAAATATCTTACACCTATTATGGAGTAAAATGAATAAAATTATCAAGGAAGATTGCATTACAGGTATGCTTGCATTACCTGCCGGTAGTGTAAATATATGTGTCACAAGTCCCCCCTATAATCTCGGAATAGATTATGGAACCTATGAAGATAATAAACCTCGCAAAGAATACCTCGAATGGTTGGGCAAGGTATTTGCTGCAATAAAGCATTGCTTGGCCGATGACGGCCATTTTTTCCTAAATGTAGGATATAGCAACATAGATCCGTGGGTCGGGATGGATGTTGCTCAAGAGGCAAGAAAACATTTTACACTACAAAACAATTTTGTGTGGGTGAAGAGTATTTCTATAGGGAATGTTACCACTGGACATTTTAAGCCAATAAATTCGGATAGATTTGCTAATCCTACCTGGGAACATCTGTTCCATTTTACTAAAACAGGTGAAGTAAAATGTGATAAACTTTCAGTCGGTGTTCCTTATATGTGGGAATGTAATGTCGATAATTCGGGAAGAATAAAAGGGCGTCTTGCCAAGAAACACGGATTTGAAAATATTACCGATTTTAATAAATCTGCCACTGATGCTCAAAAGAAACTTTTTGAATCTGAGTTGTCCATTAAGTTAGCAAATAAAACTCCTCGGCCAGATAAACGGTGTAAAGGTAATACTTGGTTTATACCATACGATACTATAGCTAATAGAGAAAAGCATAGAGGATCTCATCCAGCGACATATCCTGTGGAACTTGTATCGCAATGTATTAAATTTTCCGGTATCCAACAAGACTCACTATTG